TGTGGAATACACTATCCACATACTGTCACACGCTGCACCAAGTGCGGGGGGTATAAGCCACTCGCCCGCTTTCTTGGATGGAAGGAGGATGGAGAATGAGAACTGATCGTTGGCTTCGCATGGTTGCCTTTATTGGTGGCAGCAGTATCCCTGGCGATGACGGAAAGATTTATTACTCGAAATATGACGGCTCATACATCACCCGTGTAGGGATGGAGAAGTCAGTAAAATGGTTAGCCAAGCACGAAGTCACAGACTGCTTGACCCACGGTGTTGGCTACAGCAAGAAAGAGCATAAATGGTTTGGGTGGAGTCATAGGGCCGCGTATGGGTTCGATGTCGGTTCCACTTGCAAAGATGGAGACTGCCACTACACAGAAGAAAGGGGAGAGTGGGCAGCTAAGACTATGGACGACGCACGACAAATGGCTATTGACTTCTGCAAAGGGGTTTCTTGATAAGCGCCAAACCCTACAAGGAGGATGGAGAATGAGAGAAGACGATAATGACTACCATGACTCACGATGCTACGCTCCTGATGAGTGCCTATTCCCAGACAAAGTAGATTGCATCTTGTGCGAATATAACCATTGCCGGTGTAAAGATTGCGTCAGTCGTGAGAAGAAACAATGACCACCAAGTCCTACAAAATAGAATCACGTATGCTCCTAAGCGAAGGACGCTTCTCCCCTTGGAGACTGCACCAAAGCTACCCTTCGGAAACGAAGCGAGACCGAGCCTATCTGGATTTGATTAGGGGAGGATTGAAGAGGCCGAGGATGGAGTTTCGGAAGGGGTAACACAAAGGAGGATATATGGCAATCGAGGTTATTGGAAAAGACGAAGGCGCAAAGAAGAAAACAACCTGTAAAAATTGTGCGAGCGTGTTAGTTTACACTGACGCTGACACCAAAAGGGAAACGCGAACTGATTACACTGGTGGCTCAGACACCTACAGAATTTTAGTTTGTCCAGAGTGCAAAGAGCGTATCAATTTGGGTTTCGCATAGTCGCCTAGCTCACAAGCTGAGCGAAGCGAAGTCTTTGTGGAGCGTTTTGTTATGACTATTCTAAAATGGCTATATGCTACATTCGTTTTTTCTATTGGCCTTTGCATCTTTTCAGTGGGAGTTGTATTCCACATTGATAGGGCGGTATCGCTTTCTATGCGTATAAGGGATTACTGCGAGAGTGTAGTAAAATCATAACACCCAGCACACCATCACAGTCTGGTGACGCGATAAGGAGGTAGAGAGATGACGTTTGAAGAAAGATGCGATCAACTGTTTGTTAAATACATGGGCGAAACGGTTGGAGATAACTGGAAAAACCTCTATGAATTTAATGCTTACGACTTGCGAAAAGTATTTATCGCAGCCATAAAGACTGGCCGCCAAGAAGGACTCAGGGAAGCGGCGGAGATTGCGGACAACGTGAAGTATTCCTACGGATCACCATCGGAAGGTGAGAACGCCGCGATTGATGCTTACGAAGCTATCCGCGCCAAGATGGAGGAGACATGAAAGAAGCAATCGCAATCATCGCCGTTTGTATCGCGCTCGTCGTCTCGGGAATATTCATCGGCGCACATATCGCCAACAGCGCAACCGCAGGAGCTTTGCAGATAGCCAACGCCAGGGGAGATGTCTGCATCGACGAATTCGCCAGCTACAAGCGCGAGACGAAGTCCGAGATGCACAAGCAGCTTGTCACCTTCGCCTCAAACTACACGGTGTTACGCAAGGGCGCACTCGTTGACGCGATTAACGCAGCAGTCGTTGATCCTGTGAAGGAATATCAAAACTTGTACGAGGGAGAGTACCCCGTAAAATAGCGCAAGAGTTGACTTTTTCAGCAGTTAGTATATAATCGCACGGAGGTGAAAATGAACGACCTGACAAAATGCAGCAATTCAAGCAACTGCGAATACCGCGAGAAATGCCTGCGGTTTACGAGCGCGACAACGAACGCCGGAGAGAAGTGGAAGTCGTATTGGCAGAAGGGGCAGACGTGCAAGTATTATGTCAGGGACTCAACACGATAACGATTAAGCTCAAGGGCGCGCAGCGTCCACTTGCAGCGCCTTGTTATGGCGCAGATCGGAGACAATAATGAGTTGCGACAGAAGATGCTTTGCCGACCCTGATGCGGAAACGGAATACGAGTGCATCCATTGTCCGGGGCGAGACGAAGGACATACCGGAAGAGTAAAGGTCAGAATCAAAGCCGAGCAGAAAGTCCACTACGATCAAACCGTGGAAATGTCGCTTAAGACGTGGGAGAAAATGAAGCTCACGCCGGAGCGGACAATGGAAGACGAGGGGATGAGCCCGGCATCGGAGTTTATCGACTTTCGCGAAGTCTGCTACGCGGATGACTTCGACGAAATCACGCTTGACGTAGTTGACGACGAGGGAAAGGAAGTTTCCCCTACCGACTACTACAACCCGGCGTAGCGCCATAACGCATAAGGTAACGCGCCGCGCTTCAGCGCGGTCGCTGTTGACCGCCGTGTTGGGCAACAGGAGATAGCATGGGACGGATTACCGAGAAACAAAGATGGCAATGCAGAAATTGCGGAACGATAACGATTGAGCCGGAATTACTGACCGCGCCCAGCCCGTTTGACGCCGATGATGTGCTGAGTGGTTGCCCGAAGTGCAAACAGTGCGACGGAGGTTTCGACGTACTTTGCGATGAACCTGGATGTAACAGCATTGCTGGGTGCGGGTGGCCGACAGGAGACGACTGCGACGAGTGGGGCGGCTACCGGAATACGTGCGGCAAGCATATGGTGCCCAACGGCTTCGCTTTGAACGGCGTAGCGTAGCGGAGACCGCTTCTAAAGCGGGGTTATAATGCGGGGAGATGAATTTGCAAATTGAGACGATTGGGAAAGCAACCCTTTACCTTTGCGACTGTTCTGAAATACTGGCGCAAATCAAGGCTGATGCCGTGATAAGTGATCTTCCCTACGGTATCGCTTATTCACCTGGCGGCGGTGGCCGGGGTGCTTTCGGCGGCAGTGCTCACAAGAAATTCACTGGCAAGGACATTGTGAAAGGTGATGATCGGCCTTTTGACCCTGCCCCGCTCCTTTCACTGGCTCCGGCTGTGATCCTCTGGGGGGCGAACCATTACGCGGACAAATTGCCGCCGTCTCCTCGCTGGCTGGTATGGGATAAGCATCTGCAAGAAACCGGATTGACCTTTGCCGAGGCTGAAATGGCGTGGTCAAACTGCAAGGGCACCGTGCGGGTTTTCCGGCACATGTGGAACGGGGTAGCAAAGCAGAGCGAGTGCGGAGAATCACGGGAGCACCCGACACAAAAGCCGATTGCCCTGATGAAATGGTGCATCCGGCAAGCGGGAAACCCTGCAATAATTTTCGACCCGTACATGGGAAGCGGAACAACTGGAGTCGCGGCGGTTGATCTTGGCTTGGAGTTCATCGGCTGCGAAATTGAACAGCGGCACTTCGACACCTCATGCCGGAGAATAGAGCAAATACAGAAACAGCTACAACTAGCATTATAACACCAAGATAAGTGGCCCGACCGCTTCATCGTAAGTTAAACAGGTCATCCGAGATAAATAGCAGTATCGTCTGCTAAGGAGGGTCGCTACCTCATAACAAAACGAGTACGGCGCGAAGTTCTCGGCAACACGCGCCAGCCTTCACCACAAACAGAGGTAACGACAAACAGCGTCAAAGTCTTGACACCCGTAGCAAAGTATGGTATGAAGAAGCAATTCTAACCATACAAGCTACGGGGGAAACATGAGCAATATACCAAGAGTCGGCCCTATTTCACTCATGCAGTTCCCCGAAGATGACCGCAGAGCCCCCTCCATACGAACACTCACCGAAGCAGACATCGAAGCAATCTCCGCAGCGTTTCACCGCAGCTGTATGTTCACAGAGAAAGAGCGAGTAGCATTGGAAGCTCTGTCGAAGATCGACACCAATGTCTTGCGCACTCTTGCCAATGCCTACACCGACGCCACAAACAACCTATGGAAAGGTATCATCGCCTTGGCTATCATCGGGGCGCTTTTTTTTGCTATAGTCGGCGCTGGCGTTAAGTTTCCGGGGAAGTTCTAATGGCCGAACACAAGAGGGTAGATTGGGAAGCAGTCGAGAAGCAGTATCGCGCAGGGGTTAGAACCTTACGTGACATTGCAGAAGAACATGGATGTTCTCATGTCGCCATACAGAAGAAGGCGGCAAAGGAAGGATGGACCCGAGACCTCGGGGCGAAGATACGGGCTGCGGCAGACGCACTGGTTACTCTCCCACCAGCAGACGTTATGGAGCAAGCAGGCTTCTTGTATGTTATCTATCTCGATTCAGGGACAGATAGATTCTACAAAATAGGGTTGGCCAAGGTGTTCAGCGCGAGGTTCAGCGCTCACCAATGTGCATCACCCTTTCCTGTGTGTGTAGCCTGCGCCTATTTCGTGGGGAACATGAGGCTAGAAGAAAAGAGTCTCCACCATATCTTTGCAGACAAGAAGGTGCGCGGGGAGTGGTTCAGGCTGGGCGACGAAGACCTCGACTATATTGCTACACGTGCGAGGATTGCATAATGGCTGCTGTCGCGAAGAACATTGATTGGGAAGCCGTAGAGATACAATACAGGGCAGGTGTCCGCTCACTCAAGGACATAGGCGCTGAGTTTGGTGTGTCGGACGCAGGTATCATTAAGAAGGCACGCAAAGAGGAGTGGGTTCGCGGGATAAAGCCAACCACAAAAAAAGTGGTTCTTTCACAAGAGAAAAAAGAGATAGACCGGGCAGGCTTTGTCTACGTCATATACATAGAGGCAGGAGAGGAAAGGTTTTGCAAAATTGGGAAGAGCGTCAACTTTAACGACAGACTCACTAGTCACCAATGCTCATCTCCGTTCGACGTATGTGTAGCCGTTTGCTACTTTGTTGGGAACATGAACCTCGAAGAGAAAGAGTTGCATGGGATATACAAAGAGAAGCACATCAGGGGTGAATGGTACAGGCTCGAAGATGAAGACATCCGGGAAATATCGCTCAGGGCGGTGTTAATATGAAGGCGGACTGGTTTCTCATCGAAGCCGACTATCGCGCAGGAATCAAGCCTCTGCGTCAGATGGCAGCAGAACACGGCATCACCGAGGGGGCAATCCGCAAGAAGGCAAAGAAGGAAGACTGGCAGCGTGACCTTACCGCGAAGATTTCCGCCAAGGCAGATCAGTTGGTACGCAACTCAGAGGTACGCAACGAGGTACGCAAGGAGAAGGGTACACCAGAGCGCGAAGTCGTCGAAGCCAACGCAACGACACAAGCAAACGTCAGGCTGTCGCAGCGGTCAGACGTTGTGAGGTCACGCAAGCTCACGATGAAGCTGTTTGCAGAGCTCGAAGCACAGACGGACAACACAGACCTCTTGGAACTGCTCAAGGAGATACGCACAGACGGTGAGAAGGACAGCAGCAAGGTGGCCGACCTCTTCAACCGCGTGACAAGTCTCTCTGGGCGCACAGACACGATGAAGAAGCTCAGTGACGCTCTCAAGACGCTCATTACCTTAGAGAGTCAGGTGTACGGGATAGCGGACGGAACAAGCGACGACGAGAACAAGCGCAACGTGGAGTTTAAAGTCATTGCGGTGAGGACATGAGAGAAATCGAAGTAGAGATACCTGAGAAGCTTGTCTCCCTCCTGTTCGGAGAGAAGACCCGCTATCGTGTCGCCTGGGGCGGCAGGGGCTCTGCTAAGTCGTGGTCATTCGCCCGGGCGCTGTTGATGAAGGGGATGAAGGACAAGCTCCGCATCCTCTGTGGTCGCGAGGTTCAGAAGTCCCTGAAGGATTCCGTCAAGAAGCTCCTCGACGACCAGATCATTGCGATGGGCCTGACAGGAGACTACAAGAGCACGGAGAAGGGTATCGTCGGCGTCAACGGGACTGAGTTTATGTTCAGTGGATTGCAGGACCACACTTCCGATAGCGTGAAGTCATTCGAGTCCATTGACATTTGCTGGTTGGAAGAGGCGCAGAGCATCAGCAAGAAGTCGATGAACATCCTCATACCGACAATCCGCAAACCTGGAAGCGAGATATGGGCCTCGTTCAATCCTCTGCTTATGAGCGACGAAGCGTATCAACGGTTCATCGTCTCTCCTCCTGAAGACTCACTTGTCGTCTGCATGTCTTGGAGAGACAATCCGTGGTTCTCCGAAGAGATGGAGGCCGAGCGTCTTTATCTCAAACACAACGACCCGGAAGCCTATCTCAACGTATGGGAAGGCCAATGTCTCCAGGTAGGGGACAACCAGCTTATCGGTATGGAACAGGCGTACAAGGCAAGCGAGAGGCAGTACACGACAAGAGAAATCGCCCACGCACCTCGTATCCTTGGAGTTGATGTAGCTCGGTACGGTGGAGACAGGTCTGTTATCGTTCGCCGTCAAGGTCTTGTGGCGTTCGAGCCGAAGGTGTTCAGAGGGATGGACAACATGGCTCTCGCTTCGATGGTCATGCAAGAGAAGAGCGAATGGAAGCCAGACGCAATCTTTATCGATGCAGGAAGAGGAGAGGGTGTCATTGACAGACTCAGGCAGCTTGGAGTCGATGTCGTGGAAGTGAACTTCGGTGGGCGTCCGAACGATCCGAAGTATCAGAACAAACGAGCCGAGATGTGGAACGAGATGGCAACATGGGTGAAGGACAAGGGGATGATTCCTCGAAACACGGAACTCATTGAGGACTTGGCCGCTCCGACCTATATGTTCAGCAACTCGACCAATAGATTTCAGGTGGAGAGTAAAGAGATGTTGAAGGCACGTGGCGCAAAGTCTCCCGACATTGCCGACGCCTTGGCTCTGACCTTTGCCGATAACGTGATACCGCAAGAAGCCTATGGAAGTATGTTCGACCACGGGACGAAAGAAGAAGTCTATCAACCCTATCAAGGGATGTAGCCATGCAGAAACCTAAAGCTCCACCCGCTCCAGCAAATCCCGCAATTGCCGAAGGACAGGCAAGGGCTCGTGGTCGCGCTATCTCCGACGCAGAAGCCGAGCGCATGGCTCTCAGAGGCACAGAGTCTACTGCCCTCGAGGGTTCGCAGAAGCTTACATTCGATAACTACGAGGGTAGCGGGGATGTCAATATCCAGCGGCGCTCTGGTGACAGCGAAGAGACGCGCTATCAGCAGGAGCTTGCGTTGAAGGGCGTGGAGACAGACAACCAGACGAAGTACATCCTTGCGAAGAGGGCAGGTAGAGAGAATCTTGGATTCGGGCGAAGCGTTGCTTCGGAAGAGGATATTGCAGACCCGACTACAACAGAGAAGGATACTGTTGGGAGCAGGACCAAGATGTTCGACGAAAAGTTAAAAGATAATTGGAGGAAACCGTTTAAACATGGTGGTGTCGACCCTGCTTCTGCGGCAGTTGCGTCTATTGCCATGAAAGACACAAAAAAGCTCATTGGCAGGAACAGTATTGGATCGGCTGTTTCAAATGCGAACCCCATTACTGCAACGAAGACGCTTAAAAAAGCTATCAAAAAGATATTCTAGCCAGCGGGGAAACACATGGCCATAAAACCAGAACAATACAAGCTCCTCCGCAATCGCTACAGTTACTTGATGGACAACCAGACATCAGAGTGGCGGCAGCATTGGATGGATTTGGCCGACTACATCCTCCCTCGTCATGGCAGATTCAAGGAAACGCGCAAGGCAGAGGCAGGGAAGGGCGATAAGAACCGCCACAACAAAATACTCAACGGCTCTGCTACCCGGGCGATGTCTGTTGCGGTGGCAGGACTCAAGGGTGGGCTTGTCCCTCACTCCCTCCCGTGGTTCAAACTCGGGTTGTGGGATGAGGACAAGGCGAAGTGGGGACCGGCGAAGGAATGGCTGCATCAGTGTCAGTCGATCATGTATTCGACATTCTCCCGCTCGAACTTCTATTCGGCATGTTCAACCCCGTTCACTGAGCAGATCATCTTCGGTGTCGGGCCTATGGCCGTCTATGACGACCCCGACAAGGTAATTCACTGCATCCCCTGGACGATTGGCGAGTATGCTCTGGCCACAGACGAGCGCGGACTGGTCGATACGGGGTTCAGGCGCACAGACATGACGGTTCGTGCCGCTGCTGCAAAGTTTGGGAAAGACAAGTTGCGCTCCATTACCCGGGCGAAGCTCGACACAAGCCCGGACACCTACATCGGCATTATCAACTGTATCCTCCCTCGCAAGGATTACGACCCGAGCGGCGGAAAGATGGCGGACAATCTCCCCTGGGCGTCTCTGTATTGGGAAGAAGGATGCACCGAACAGGACGGGCTTCTCAAGGAGAGCGGGTTTCACACTCAGCCTGTGATGTTTCCTCGGTGGGAAGTCATAGGGGAAGACGCCTACGGTAGCAACTGCCCGGGTATGGAGACCTTGGCCGACATTATGATGTTGCAGAAGATGGAGGCTGACAAGCTCTTGGGCGTTGAGACACGGGCAAAGCCTCCGATGAACATCCCTTCGAGCTTCAAGGGGAGACTCAGCACTCTTCCCTCTGCAAGAAACATCGTTAACGCTACGCAGGACAGCGTTGTAAGGCCGACGCTGCAAGGTGTGGACTTCGACATACCCGCAATTGCAACGGAGATAAGAAGTGTCGAAATGCGCATCAAGGAGGGTTTTTTCAACGACCTGTTCTTGATGATACTCAACGACAAGAATATGACTGCAACAGAGGTCGCTCGTCGGCATGAAGAGAAGCTTGCTATCCTTGGCCCGACATTGGAGAGACAGAACAGCGAATTCCTCTCCCCTCTGATTGACAGAGTGTGGGACATCCTCATTCGCTCGAGCAAGCTTCCTCCTCCTCCGAAAGAGATTGCAGGGCAGGAGCTTCGCATTGACTACGTTTCCCTCCTTGCGCAAGCGCAGAAAGCGATTGGCACGCAGTCAATTGAAAAGGTCGCAGCGTTCGCCGGGAACTGGGCATCAATCAATCCGGCAATCATCGATAAGGTGGACGACGACGCCATGCTTGAAGAGTACGCGACTTTGACGGGGATCAACCCTCGCGTCATTCGCAGCCCTGAAGCAACGGACAAGGTACGAGGGGCAAAGGCTCAGGCGCAACAGCAGCAGCAGCAGATGGAACAGGCTGAGATGGCAAGCAAGACAGCCAACAACCTGGCCAGTGCTCCTGTGGGCGAAGGAAACGCACTCGAAAGTCTGCTTCAGCAGATACCGGCGGTGTAAATGCCAGAGAAAACAGAAAGAGAACTGGCGAGAGAAGAGAAGCTTCGCATCGCTGCACAGATACGGCTCAAGGAGGACTACCGCAGGACGTTTCTTGCGACACCTCACGGTAAGCGCGTGCTGAAAGACATCTTCGAATTGTGCCAAGTGTTCGACTATCACTCAGACGTAAGACGCGAGGGCATGAGGGACGTAGGACTGACCATCCTCAACGCTCTCGACAAACGCAGCTTCCAGGGATTGATTGATTTGCAGGATCAAGACTTGGGGCTCACTGAACTCGAAAAGGAGTAATCGCATGGCAGACACAGCTTTGGACGGCACACAGCAAGGCGCAGCCGTCACAGCAGCAACAGCCGCTCTATCCGGTGAAGGGCAAGGCGCTCACTGGTCGGAAGCGTTACCCGAAGAGTATCGCGAGAGCCTGAAGGGCTTTGACTCTCCCGATGCGTTCAAGGCCGCGCTGGTTCAGCCGGTTATCCCCGAGGTGTACAAGGTTCCCGAGGGTGTCTCCATCGATCAAGAGACATTCGACGCCTTTGCTCCTCTGGCCAAAGAGCTTGGCCTGACTCAAGAGAAGGTGGAGAAGCTGCTTGCCTTCGACTCAGAACGTGCCGCCTCGTTGCCTCAGAAGCTCATGGCGCAAGTAGACGCTCAGAACAAGGCCGAACTCGCAACAATGGCAAAAGAACTCGGCGCTGAGAAGTATGAAGGCGCACTCAAAGCAGCAAACATCGCCCTGACGACCTTCGCAGGGAAGGAAGACATCCAGTGGCTCAAAGACGCTGGACTTGCCAACAACCCGCGACTTGTCAAAATCTTCGCCAATATCGGAGTCAATCTTCAGGAAGATACTCCTCCTGGTGGCTCTGGTGCTGGTGGTGAAAGGGCAGAAAGAACATTGGCCGATTTGTACAAGAAATGACCGCTGTGAGTCTGTCACAGAGACCTCTGCTAAACAGCAGAAAGGAACAATACCATGGCTCTCTCCGTTATCAGCCCGACGCTCCTTGACCTCGCGAAGCGACTGGACCCCGATGGGTCGATTGCTCCGATTGTCGAAATCCTCAACCAGTCCGCTCCTATCCTCGACGATATGGCGTGGAAAGAGGGCAACCTTCCCACTGGTAATCGTGGGACTATCCGCACGGGTCTCCCGACCGCGACCTGGCGCAAGATGTACGGTGGCGTTCTCCCGGGTAAGTCCCGCACCTTGCAAGTCACTGACAACTGCGGGATGCTCGAAGCCTATGCCGAAGTTGACAAGGCTCTTGCCGACCTGAACGGTAACACCACTGCTTTCCGTGCTTCTGAAGACACCGCCTTCATTGAGGGCATGACTCAGGAGTTTGTCTCGACCCTGCTGTATGGCAACGAATCGACCGAGCCGGAAGCCTTCACGGGTCTTGCTCCTCGCTTCAACAGCCTGAGCGCCGAGAACGCTTGCAACATCATCGGTGGTGGCAGCAACGACACCGACAACACCTCCATCTGGTTGGTTGGGTGGGGCGACAATACTGTTCACGGCATCGTGCCGAAGGGCTCGAAGGCTGGTCTCCAGATGTCGGACCTCGGTGAAGTCACCGCTGGCGACCGCACGAATGGCTACTTCCAGGCTTACCGCACTCATTACCGTTGGGACTGCGGCCTCGTTGTCAAGGACTGGCGCTATGTCGTCCGTATCCCGAACATCGAAGTCTCTGACCTGCTCGTTGCCGCCACTTCCGGCGCAGACCTGACCGACCTCATGGCTCAGGCTGTTGAGATGATCCCCAACCTCGGCGCATGCCGTCCGGTGTTCTACATGAACCGCACCGTTCGCTCCATGCTTCGCCGCCAGATCGCCGCCAAGGTCGCTTCTTCGACCCTGACGATGGACTCCGTTGGTGGCAAGATGGTCATGCACTTCGACGAAATCCCGGTCAAGCGTCTTGACGGTATCACCAATGCCGAGACCCTTGTTTCCTAAACTCTTTCCTCTCTGAAAGGAGATAAACCATGATCCACGACAAACTGCTTGAATTCGCGGATGCTCTCTCCTGCGTTGCCAACACGGGCAATGCGCTTCTTGGGAGCTGCAACATCATCGACCTCGGATCGACTCCGACTCTCAAGGACATCGGCACTGGCGAAACCCTGTATTGGGTCGTCCAGGTGTCTACTGCTATCGTCGGCACGACCTCGACTGTTCAGTTCGATCTTTGCACTGACAGCACCGAGAACCTGGCGACCAGCAAGACCACGCACATCTCGACCGGGGCGATTCCCGAGGCGACTCTTGTGGCCGGTTACACTCTCGCCTATCCCCTTCCCGCGAACGCGACCTATGAGCGTTACATGGGCATTTGGGAGACGGTTGGGACCAACAACCTGAGCGCCGGGGCGATTAACTCCTTCCTGACCTTCAACCCGCCGAAATGGGCCGCTTTCCCTGACGGCATCTAACCTGTAACGATGGGGGAGGAGGCTTCGGCTTCCTCCCCTTTACGGAGGCACACATGGCCAGTTTTACCGCAGTAGGTGACGTATCCGTTCCCGTTGGCTTCTCGCATGGAGAGGTCATCTCGTGGGGGCTGGCCGGGACATTCACCGGATCAGTCGTTCTCGAATCGTCTGGTAGTCCTGTCACGGGACCGTGGACGGTTCATCAAACCCTTTCAACCGAAACCACGACCACCTATCCCCACGAGGGGAAGAATCGTTGGTATCGTTGACGGAAGCAACAATACCGCGACCTTCGATGCTGCTGGTGAGACGCTGGTTCTCAAAGGTCTCTCGACCACGCGGTTCTTGATTGTTCTCAATAGCGGAACGGTCGGACTCTCCTCTACCTGATACCACAACTAAAGGATGATAGACATGAAAGTCAGAGCCAAGGAAAACTGCTTTGTTGACGGGAACCGCCGCAGACCGGGCGACGAGTTTGAATTCACTCCCGTCGTGAGTAAAAAGAATCCGAAGGGTCTTCTCCCTACCTACCTCGAAGACGCGAAGGTGGTGAAGGTCGAAGTTGAAAAGCCTGCTGAAAGTGGACTCTATGCCGACAAAGACAACGGAACTCTGCGCGGCCTTCTTGGAGAAGCCGGGATCAAGGCTCCACCGCAGTGGAAGCGCGAGAATCTTATCAACGCACTCGAAAAGCTCAGAACGGGCGAAGGAGAATAACTCATGGCTGCAACCGTCACGAATACGACCCTTGAGGTGCAAGATCCGAAGAAGTTCGCGGCGGTTCACCTCACAAACATCTACGTTGACACCGCCGAGACTGCCGCTGTCAAGATTGACAAGTCAGGTATCACCGGGCCAGATGGGACTGAGCCGAGCAAGCTGACAATCATGTCGATTTCTTGGATGATTCAGGGTTACACTTATGTCAAGGTCTTGTGGGATCATACGACGGACGTAACCGCTTTGCTTCTTACCGGGCAGGGAAGTCTCGATTTCACGGATCAGCACATCAACGGACTCCACGATACAGGGACAGGAGAGACCGGCGACCTCTGCATCACGACCATTGGGACCACGGCAACCTCGACCTATGACATCACTATCGTCGTCCGCAAGGAGGACTAAATGGCCGCGTCTGAAGTCTCCATCTGCAATCTGGCCCTAGGCCGCATTGGTGCCGGTCGAATCTCCGCGCTGAATGACCAGAGTGCAGAGGCTCGGGCGTGTAACGCAATCTATGCAATCCTACGGGACGAGCTTCTTGAGCGGCATCCGTGGACATTTGCAATCGGGCGGTCCGAGTTATCACAAGACGCGACCGCTCCAGAGTTTGACTATACCTATCGATATGCCCTTCCTTCCGACTGTCTGCGGGTGCTCAAGGTCAACGACGAGGATGTTGTCACTCCAAGCAACGTCTTTGGAAATGATATCGATGGGAAGATTTACAGTTCTGTCGCGGGGCAGAAGTGGTGGGAGATTGAACAGGGCTTTCTCTGTACCAATGAGACGGCTATCTCCATCAAGTACATTGCCAGAATCACCGACCCGACGAAGTTCTCTCCCTCATTCGTCAAATTATTGACGATGCGCCTCTCCTCAGACCTTGCCATGCAGATCACCAAGAACGCGACCCTCGCGGACTCTCTCGAATCAAAGTTTCTCAAAGAGCTTGCTGACGCAACGGGCGTCAATTCACAACAGGACCATCCCGACACAACGGCAGTGAGCAGCTACGTTACCGCGAGGAATTGATGGCTATCTATCGCGCACAAAATAGCTTTACCGGGGGAGAGATAAGCCCTCGCCTTCTCGGTCGGGTAGACCTCGACATTTATCGCTCGTCTGTTGCGCTGTTGGAGAACTTCTTCGCGCATCCTCACGGCGGTGTCTCTGCATCTCCAGGGACTCGCTACGGGTGGACGGTGAAGGACTCGACCAAGGTAACTCGGGTAATACCCTTCGAGGTCGATCAAGACACTTCCTACGTCATCGAATTCGGCGTGGGATATATGCGCTTCGGCAAGAGGGGCGCACGAATCAACATCGCGACTCCCGCAGATTGGGCGAGTGGCACAACCTACGCGCAAGGCGACCTCGTGAAGACTGGTGGCGTCAACTACTACAGTCGCCAAGACGGGAACACGAACAAGGCTCCAGCCACAGAAACGACTTGGTGGTATGCCCTGACATCGGCCATACTTGAACTCCCTCACACCTACACAGAAGCGCAGCTGCCGGATGTGAGATATTCACAACTCGGTGACGTTTTGTGGCTCTATCATCCGAGTCATCCGACCCGCAGGCTTGAGAGGTACGCAGAAACCGACTGGATACTTGAGGATGAAGTCAATCTCGACGGTCCTTTCGGCCTGGTGAACACGACCACGACGACCTTGACGCCTTCAGGTGCGACAGGAAGCGTCACAGTGACGGCCTCGGCGGTGAAGGGGATCAACAACAACCAAGGCTTTCTCGCGACTGACGTAGGCAGACTCCTGAGAATTTACAACTCTGGGTGGAAGTGGGGAGAGATTACCGCACGGGCGTCTACCACATCGATCACCGTCCTTGTCATTGGTGGTTCTTTCCCGACAGTAGCAGTGAAACAGTGGAAGCTTGGCAAGTATTCGACGAACACGGGCTTCCCTTCTGTCGGAACGCTGCACGAAGCTCGTCGCTGGTGTGGTTTCGGGACGGACATCGATTCGAGCAAGACGGACATTCTCTCAGACTTCGGGGTATTGGACACCGTTGTGGCTACGGACTCCTGCGGGTTTAAGACGTATAGCACGTCTCCAGACCCTATTAAGTGGATGACAACCGCCAGGGGAGGTCTTGCTATCGGGACATCTGGTGGTGAATGGCTGCTGAACGGTGGGGGGCCGGATGTTCCTATCTCCCCGACGCAGATCCTCGCTCGTCGGCATACGTCTGTTGGAGGGTCAAGTATTCAGCCGGTCAATGCCGGGAACGCCGTCTTGTTTGTCGCCAGGACGGCGAAGGCTCTCCACGAATTCGCCTATCTGTTCGAGGACGACGCCTATCAGTCTCCCGACCTTACGCTTCTTGCCGAACATCTCTTGCGCGAATACACGATCACCGACATGGATTATCAGCGCAGTCAGAGCATCGTGTGGTGTGTCAGGAGCGACGGGACTCTTCTCGGGCTCACCTACCGCAGAGAGGACAAGGTTCTCGGGTGGCACAGAAGAACAACCGATGGCCTGTTCAAGTATGTCTGCTGCGTCAACGAAGGCTCTCGGGACACGCCTTACATGGTTGTCTCTCGGACGGTTGGCGCGGCGACCGTCCAAATGATCGAATGGATGGAGGACGAATTCTCAGGCTCGGATATTTCAGACGCCTATCTCGTTGACTGCGGTGTGGTCTATGACGGAGCCGCAACGACGACCATCGCCGGGCTCACTCACCTAGAAGGCGAAACGGTGGTAGGACTGGCTGACGGAATGGTGGTTTCTGGCCTCGTGGTCGCCTCGGGAGAGGCCGTTCTCCCCTACGCTGCGGCTAAGGTATGCCTCGGTTTAAGCTACGACTCAATTCTTCAGACGCTCCCGATTGAAGAACCTGGGCTTAGAGACGGGACGAGTATCGGGCGCGTGAAGTCTGTGACGAAAGCAACCATCTTGGTATCGGACAGTTATGGTGGTAAGATAGGCGCGTCTCTGACGGAGCAAGACAACATCATCTCCAACGAGGGCCAGGTTTATGGCCAAGCGCCTTCTCCTTTCACTGGAACGAAATCAATTTATGTCGATAGTGGATACTCCACAGACAAGCGAGTCGTCATTAAGCGAGACAAGCCCCTTCCACTGACCATCAATGCACTTGTCATCGAGTGCGACGTGAGCGAACAATGAGATGCGTTGAATACAAGCCGGAACATCTCGAAAGCTTCATCGAGAACATGCGAGAGCGTGACAACAGCGCCATGCGGCTACACGGTGGGGAGATGCCCCTGCGTGAACTCTTCGCCTACATGACAAAGTTCTGTCTCTCTCAGACGTTCGTTACTGACACCGGGAAGGTCGCGGCGATTTGGATTGTTCATGAGAAGTGGAAAGGTGTGCATGAAGTCCATGCCTACACGACCAAGGAAGTGGACAAGAACGTCAAAGACTTCTATCTGGCATGTCTTCGGTGTCTCGACGTCCTCCACGAAACGACCGAGTGCCACAGAGTTGAGGCCGCTGTCAACTGCGATTATCCAGAAAGTGTCTCTTGGTTGAAGAAGCTTGGGTTTGAAATCGAAGGAACTCTTCGGAAGTATTCCATTGACCAGGCGGATCACTTTCTCATGGCAAAGGTATGGTGACGATATGGCATTAGCGGCT